ACTTTAGCAGAAACTATTTCTGACACTGTAGGAGCTATGGTTAGCTCTAATACTGAATCTAACATTAGTGTTACTTACGAAGATTCAGATAACACTTTAGACTTTGCTTTACCTGCTGCTTTAGAAATTACTACATCTGTTGGTGTCGGTGGTGGCTCTACAAATGGAGTTGTTATTTCGCAAGGTGCTATTGCTATTAAAAATGGTGGTACACAATCTTATGTAGATTTTTATTGTGAGTCTTCAAATGCTCACTATACTAGATTACAAGCTGCAGCACACTCAGCTTACTCTGGAAATGTTACAGTAACTTTACCTGCAACTACAGGTACACTTGCATTAACTTCTAGTAGTATTACCGGTAACGCAGCAACTGCAACAGCTTTACAAAACGCTAGAACTATTCATGGTGTATCTTTTGATGGTACAGCAAACATAGACTTAACAGAGGTTATTCAAGACACTGTAGGTGCTATGGTATCTAGTAACACTGAATCAAATATTACTGTAACTTATGAAGACTCTGATGGCACATTAGACTTTAGTGTTACTGGTGGTGGTTCAGTATCAGAAGCATTTAAAACTATATCTGTTTCTGGTCAAGATGATGTTGTTGCCGATGCAGCAGCAGACACACTTACTTTAGTAGCTGGTAGTAACATGACAATTACTACAAGTGCTTCTGGCGATACAATTACTTTCGCTTCTTCTGGTAGTGGTGGTTCACAAAATTTATTTTCTACGATTGCAGTTAGCGGACAGTCTAACGTAGTTGCTGATAGTACTACTGATACTTTAACACTAGTAGCTGGAAGTGGTATGACACTTACTACTGATGCTTCAGGAGATAGTATTACTTTTGCTTCTTCTGGAAGCGGTAGTGGTTCTGGTAGTACTTCTGAATTTGCTAAAAATACTTTTACTGGTGACGGTTCTACTACAGCATTTACTTTAACTAAAACTATGTCCAGTGAAGATGGACTTATTGTATTTATTGATGGTGTTTATCAAGCTGATAATGTTTACTCAGTATCTGGCACTACTTTAACATTTGCTACAGCTCCTGTTAATAGTAGAGTTATTGAAGTATTTCAACTTGAAGGTGGTATAGTAGGTTCAGCACCAGTTGTTAATACTATGACTGGAGATGGCTCTGACACTACTTTAACTTTAAGTGTTGCACCAATATCTGAAAATCAAACTTTTGTAACTATTGATGGTGTTGTTCAACATAAATCAACTTACTCAGTTTCTGGTACAACTTTAACATTTAGTGCTGCTCCACCAACAGGCACAGCAGTTGAATGTATTACTTTCACAAACGTAACAGCAGCTACAGATTTAGTTGTTGATTCTTTTACTGGTGATGGCTCAGATACTACATTTACTTTATCAAGACAACCACTTACTGAAAACAATACGCAAGTTTATTTATCAGGGGTATACCAACAGAAAAGTGTTTATTCTATAAGTGGTACAACTTTAACATTCGCTACAGCCCCGGCAAACGGAATATCTATTGAAGTTGTGTCAATGGCTTCTGCTTCAGTAAACAGTGCAGCTATCTTACAAGATGCTGACAACGATACGAAGATACAAGTAGAAGAAAGCACTGATGAAGATACTATTAGAATGGACATTGCTGGTACTGAGGTACTAACATTAACTAATAGTGCTATGACCCTTAAAGGCACAACACCTACTTTAACTATTGGTGATGCAGGTGCAGAAGATACTAAGATTGTTTTTGATGGTAATGCTCAAGATTATTACATTGGGCTAGACGATTCTGCTGATGACTTAATTATTGGTAAAGGTTCTACTGTAGGTACAACTCCTGCTGTAGTTATTGATGAAAATTTAAATGTTGGAATTGGGGGTACTCCTTCATCATTATTACATTTAGGTGGTGCTACTAATAAAGGAATAGAAATTACAAGTTCTACTTCTAACGCAGGTTATTTATCTGTTTATCAAGACCAAGCAATATTTGGTATTAATAGAGATGGCTCAGATGGTTCATTTGCAGATACAGGCAAAGCAGCAGCTGTTGTGAAATTAACTTCTGCTGATGCAGATTCTAGTATTTCATTTCAAACTACTACTTCAAATAATGTAGAACCTACTCCTAGAGTTACCATAGATAAATCTGGTAATGTTGGTATTGGAATTACAAGTCCTAGTTCTTATGATTTTAATGACCCTGCAAAATTAGTTGCTGCTAATACTTCTGGTAGTTCAACAATATCTATAGTAAGTGGAACTTCAAGCTATGGTTATTTAGCTTTTGCAGATGCTACTTCAGGAACTGGTAGATATTCAGGTTATGTTTTTTATAATCATAGTGATGATGCTATAGGTTTCGCTACTGCTGGTGCAGAAAAAATGCGAATATTAGGTACTGCTGGTGGTTATGCAAATCTTTGCATAGGAAGAACTGGTTATATTGGTGATGCAAGTGTAGGTTTACATCTTACAACAGGTGGTTGGGCTATTGGAGAAGGAACTTCAGGAAACACTACAGCAGGTAGTTATCGTAGAGCTTACTATGCTTCTGGAGATGATGGCTTATATTATTGGAATGGTAACAACCAAGCATATTTAACATCTGCAGGAGTTTGGTCAGATGCTTCTGATGAAAGATTAAAAAAAGATATTGTTGATATTCCCTATGGCTTAGATACTGTTAAATCATTAAAGCCAAGAAAATATAAAATGAAAGCTAATGATTTAGAACAAGTAGGTTTTATTGCACAAGAAGTAAAAGACATAATACCAGAAGTAGCTGAATTAACTGCAGTAGAACATTCAGACAAAGAAAATGAAGAACAATATGGTTTGTCTTATGGACACTTAACAGCAGTCTTAACCAAAGCAATCCAAGAACAACAAGAACTAATAGAAGCTTTAACCGCTAGAATAGAAACACTAGAAGGAGGAGAATAAGATGGTAACAAAAGTAAATCCAAGTGTAGTAGCTGACCAAGTATTTGGTAGAAGAAACCTTATTATTAATGGTGATATGCGAGTTGCTCAAAGAGGTACTAGTAGTACATCTGCTAATTATCAAACAGTAGATAGATTTAGAAATGGTTTTGGAGGAGTTACTTTAACGCAATCCCAACAAGCTTTAACAAGCGGAAGCCCTTATGACGAAGGTTTTAGAAACTTTTTAAGACTAACGCAAAGCGGTTCTTCAGCAGCAGCATCTGATTATGTGCAAATATCACAACGTATTGAAGGGCTTACTGCCGCAACAAGTGGTTGGAACTATAAATCTACAAGTTCAAAAGTAACTATTTCGTTTTGGGTTCGTTCTAGTTTAGCAGGAACTTACTATATATACATGAACACTCGTAGTTCAAGTGGAGATGGTTATATAAATGCACCTTTTACCTTGACTGCTAACACTTGGACAAAAGTTACTCAATCATTTTCTGGTAATGCTTCTAATGTAGATATAGATAATGATAATACAACAGGGATTGAATTAAGAATTGTGCCTTACTACGGCACTAATTATACAGGTGGTTCTGTTTCCTCTAATGCTTGGTATTTTGGCACAGGTTCAGGAGAGCTACCAAACTTTGCACAAAATTGGGCTGCATCTTCTGGAGCTACTTTTGATTTAACAGGATTACAACTAGAGGTAGGAAGTCAAGCAACCCCTTTTGAAAATAGAAGTTTTGGCGAAGAACTAGCTTTGTGTCAGAGATACTTTCTTAAATGTGATGTTCCTTGTTATGGGCAAGGTGAATTTCAAGCAGGTTCTTACACTACTAAAGCAGTTATGACAGTTCAGTTTCCCGTAGAAATGAGAGTAGCACCTACTGTAACTAACAGTTATACAAACAGAGATAATACGGCATCATTAGCTACGCAAGGTTTAACTAATTCTATTATGAAACAAGGAGTAAATTTAAATGCAACAATAAGTTTAGTTGCATATCCGTATTGTTATTTTGATTATACGGGTTCTATGGATGCGGAGATATAATTATGGATGACATGAATATTACGTCAGCAAAATATATAAAAGACGAAAAAACAAACGAAAATTCTAGCATAAAAGCTACTATAGACGGACAAGAAAGATTTGTACCTCTAGCAATAGGCAACAGACACTACGATGAAATCATGCGACAAGTAAACGCAGGAACACTAACTATAGAGGAGGCAGACTAATGGCACTAACAAAAATCTCAAGAGGTTTATTAAGCACAGGTATCTCAGACAGTTCTGATGCTACTGCGATTACTATTGATAGTAGTGAGAATATTTTACTGAGTAATACAACTTCTTTAATTGGTGTAAATACATCAGATGGTTCTGATAATAAGTCGGTAATGATAAATGGTGGCGGTTCTGCATCTGACTCAAGAGGAGCTTATGTCTGGATAAAGGGTAATGAACATTCAGATGCAGGTTTTTTGCAATTAAATGCAGGAAATGTTTCTGGTGCTGGTATAAAGTTCTTTACATCAGGTACAGAAACAATGCGAATTGCTTCTGATGGGGTAATAACACAAACTGTTGGACCTGCTACCGCAGGAGCTGTTGGTACTTATGCTCTTTTATGGAGAGTCGATGCTACTACTGCTAATAGTTTTGGCGATACACTTGCAGGTAGTAATTTACGAGCTGCTAATACTTTTCTAAATGCTGTATACTCTAATTGGGGTTATGGGGGTACAAGTGTAAGCGGAACTTGGAGATGTATGGGTCAAACTGGAATTTATAATGGTTCTGTTGCATATACCACAAATATTGCAATGACTTGTACTGTATGGGTAAGGGTATCATAATAAAAAAAGAGGTAAAAAAGTGTCACTAACAATAACAGAAGTGCGTAACGCACAATCATTAAATGCAGAAAATACTATGTTTGATGTAGAAATTAACCATCCAACTTTTGGTTGGATAGCTTATACATTAAATCCTAATGATACAGATATGTCTGTAGATAATAGCCAGTTGCTTGAACTTATTGGTTCAGACTATGCAGCCTATGTAGCACCTACTCAAGCAGAACTAGATGCAGAACTAGCAGCAAGTCTTAGAGCTCAACGTGATAGTAAATTAGCATTAGAAGTAGACCCTATAGTTTCTAATCCTCTACGATGGAATGAATTAACAGAAGCTAAACAAACAGAGTGGGCACAATACCGAACTGATTTACTTGATTTACCGGAGCAATCTGGTTTTCCAAACACAGTAACATTTCCAACTAAACCAACAGAATAACTATGGAACTATCATCTTATATTATTTGGAACGCAATAATAACATTAGTATTAGGACCAATCCTTTACAGCATTCGACAAAACGCTAACGAAGCTAAAAGACTAGATATTTTATTAAATAAAACTAGAGAAGAAATAGCTAAAGAATATGTGACCAAAGACGAACTCAAAGATGATATGAAAAATGTAATGGATAGACTAGAGAAACTTGATGAAAAACTTGACAAACTTTTTGAAATTAGGTAAAATAAACTATGAAGAAACGCAAAGGTTTTCGAGCAGGAACGAGTTCAGTTCGTTTAGATTATCGTGAAGGTGGTTTAGTAACTAGAAAAAATTTTAATACTGGAGGTTTTACAGCACCTGCTGCTATAAAAAATAAACAACAATTTTATTCTGATTACGAACAAGAAAATCCTAAACCTCCGGGTGGTGGTAAAGCAGCTGGAGGAAAAAGAAGAGCTGCTTATGCTGCAGCACAAGAAAAAGCTTACACTGATTATTTAACACAAAGTTCAACAGGTTTAGATACAACACCAGTTCAAAGTAAGGATGCTTTTAGAGCAGAATATACAAAAACTGCAGGAAAAAGACCTAGTGGTAGAAACTATAGAGGAGCACGAGCATGGGATGCAAGTTTTAATCAAGCTTATGATAAGTATCTTAATACAACTGCTACATCAATCGGAACTGCTCAACAAGCAGCATACGCTAAACAAGTAAAAGATTCTGAAGCAGCAATAGCTGAAGCTAGAGCCACTAGAGGACAGACAGAAGCACAAATACAAGGAGACAATATGGCATTAACACCACAGCAAAAAGCAGCGAATAGAGCTAAGTTAAATGAAGCTTTAGCTGGTAAAGTACCTGTTGCAGGTCAAATTCCTGCTGTTCAAAAAGTAGATGATACTATTTATCAAAAAGGTACTACTATGGCTGGTCCAACTGAGGTTGGTCAGACTCAAGTAGCACAAACTCCTGATGAACAATTTTACACTGTAGGTACTACTCAAACTGGACAAGCTCCTACGGTGAGTCCTGCGAGTACTGTACAAGCTAGTCAAGTTGCTGAAGCTCCAACAGTAACTGCTGCTCAAACTCAAGTTGATGACCAAGCTATAGCTACCACAGCTGGAGTACAAGATGTACCAACTATTCAAGCTGCTCAAGTACAAATAAAAGAAGGTGATTTAACTAGTAGAGTTGTTGGTACACTAAGTCCAGAAGCTATGGCAACTGCTGCTCAATCTAGTGGTACGACACTAGCTAGAGTAAGTAGAGCTAAAAAACAATTAAGAACTGCTGGATTAGATGAAACAGCAATTACTGCTTTAGGAGAAAATCCTGAAGCTCTAGAAGATAGACTTACAGATTTTACTGAAGCACAACGAGGAGTCATAGAAGGCTTACCCGAAGAAGCTTTAGTAAGTAACCAAATAGATAGTTTATTAAAAGGTATAGAGAATGGTGAAATACCTACTTGGGCAAGTCCGGCAGTAGCTGCAGTAGAACAAATGTTAGCTCAACGAGGTTTAGAAGCTTCTAGTGTTGGTCGAGATGGTTTAGTTAATGCTATCATTCAATCATCTATTCCAATAGCTCAAGCAAATGCTCAAGCTATACAACAATCAGTAGCTCAAGAAAAAACTTTAATAGCTCAAGAAGAATTAGCAAACACACAATTAAGACAACAAACAGCTTTACAAAATGCTAGTAATGTGTTTCAATTAGATTTAGCTCAGTTTAGTGCTGACCAACAAACAGCTTTATCTAATAGTAAATTTTTACAAACAACTACTTTAACAGATACTACTAACGAACAACAAGCAATAATTCAAAACGCAGCTATCTTAGCTCAAGTTAATTTAGCTGAAGCAGATATAAATACTAAACTAGCTTTACAAAATGCTCAAGCTTTTTTACAAACAGATTTAGCAAATTTAAACAATGCTCAACAAGCAAATGTATTAAGAGCTCAACAAGAACAACAAAGAATGTTATCTAATCAAGCAGCAGTAAACGCAGCAGCTCAGTTTAATGCTTCTAGTGAAAATCAAACAAATCAGTTCATGGCTAACTTAGCAGCACAAATGTCACAGTTTAATGCGAATCAACAAAATGCAACTGCTCAGTTTAATGCTACTCAAGCAAACGCTGCTGCTGCTAGAAATGCTCAACGAACTGCTGATGTGAATAGATTAAATGCTCAGTTGCAAACTCAGATAGAACAGTTTAATGCTAATCAAGATTTTGCTAGGAATCAGTGGAATGCTCAGAATACTGCAGCAGTAGAAGCTGCTAATGTGCAGTGGCGAAGACAAGCAAACACTGCTAATACTGCAGCTCAGAATGCAGTTAATTTACAAAATGCTCAGAATGCTTTTAATTTAAGTAATGCAGCTCAAGCATTTTTGTGGCAAGAATTAAGAGATGAAGCTGACCATGTTTTTAGAAGAACAGAAAGTGAAAAAGATAGGATTGCATCTATTGTTAACACAGCATTAGCTAGTGACCCTGATAGTTATAGAAATACTGCATCATTAAAAAATTTAGTTGGTGCAATCATAACAGATATAGTTTAGGAGAAATATTATGGGATTATTTAGTGGAATAAAAAAAGCAGTTAAAAAAGTAACCGGAGCAGTTAGAAAAGTTGTTAAGGGTGTTGCTAAAGGTGTTAAAAAAGTTGTCAAAGGTGTTGGTAAAGTTATTAAAAAAGTAGGAAAGGGTGTAAAGAAACTTGCCAAGAATAAAATAGTACGGGCAGCTTTAATGATAACAGCTGCAGTAATGTTACCCGGAGCAATAGCTCTTATGGCTCCAAGCACTTTAGCAGTAGGAACTTTAGCAAACGCTGCAGTAACTGGTGCTATTATGGGTGGTGGTAGTGCATTAGTAGCTGGAGGAGATTTAAAAGATGTACTAAAAGGTGCAGCTCTTGGTTCAGCGACTGGTGCTGCTTTTAGAGGTATAGCTAATAAAGTAAATCAATTAGGAGCTCAACCTGCTGTTGATGCTGGTACTACAACTGTAGAA